TAAACTAAATAAACGAGGAGGATCCCAACGACTATTACCAAATATGAAGTTCTCTGGATACTTCTTATATAGATTTAGAAAAATATTATCTACAACGGATTTGATACTATCCTCTAAACTACTAGAGCTATAACCAGTTATTCCCGCTTGTTGTGATAAAGGCAAAGTCCATGTCTTTAAACTCTCAAAAAGAGGGGACTCTGTAGCCAAGGCATACCAAACTAGGAAGGGTAAATAGGATTCCCAAAGTTCAATAGCTCTTCCTGAAACATCTAAAATAGACTCTGTTACTAGGTTATTTAACGCAGATTGAATACCTTCTAAAGTTCCTGTTTTTTTGTAAATTTCTACAGCAGTTCTAAGTTGATGTCTCCACTTATCAGGATTGTTTCCTCTAAGCTTCCAACCTATTAAATCAGCAATATATTGTAGCTGTTCACCTTTAACAGAATTTACATCATAAACTAGCTGAAGATTTTCTATAGCATCTGAATAGTCTGCCATAGCAAGTCCCATAAGTGTCTCAAACTTTCTTAAAGGTCCTTTACTAACCTTATCTTCTAAAAGAATAGTAGAATTAATATATGTTTCAAAAGCATCTTCAACTTTAAAATCAAACTTATCAATATATAACTTGGAATATACAGCATCCACTAAAGTTATTAAATTATCTAATTTTTGAGTACCACTTGTATAAAAAGCAACTATACCATCAGAGGGGTCCAAGATAGCGTCCGCTGATCCAGACACATAATTTTCAGGAATTAAATTATTGTCTCTCCAATTTGAATTATTTTGATAGTTTTTCCAAATATACTCGGTATACGCTTTTACTCCGTCAACAGTTTCTAAAGTTTCTCCAAGATAAACCTTAATTAAATCTCTAGCCACTAAGCTAGATGGGGCTAGTTGGTATGCTACAGGAACAGGTGTATTTAAAAAATAGTACCATCCTAAATTTTCAGTCAAGTAAATATGCACACTAGAAGCATCAGCATTATTAGTTAGTGCTGATAAAGTAACAGTGTTTCCCTCTAAAGTAGTCGAGCTATTGTGTCTAGCAGGAATTAATAGAGGGCATAGTGTTTCAGAAACATAAGTGTAAAAATCAGAACTAGTGTTATAATCTTTTAGTGAGACTCCCAATGGGTTTAGTATGGTAGTTTCTAAAGTATAAGGCGTTACTTGAGTTAATTGGTTTTGTTTTACAAAAAACTTAGAAATTCCAGAAATAGAATCTAGATCTTCTGTAACTGTTCCATCAATAGAAGAAAGAGGCAAAACCCCAGTTACAATGGAAGCGGCTCTAATATGTGAATTAATTATATCGGAAAAAGGATTAAGCTCTAATCCACTTACTGATCTGTCGTCAAACTTATAGACTTCTGGAGTTATAAGCTCTAGAATTTCAACAAAATTAGTTTTAGTATAATTTCGTCTTTTTTGATTAAACTGGTTAGTCATTACTGTAGTAGATCCACATTAATAGTTAGATTATTGAGTTGAATAATCTCGTTGAAATCAACTAAAATATCTTTATCAACATTGTCTATAGTTGAAAATCTTACTTGATTAATTTCAAAAATTTGTCTATTTAATTCTGATAAGTTCAAAGCTTGTCCAAACTCCCTATTATCTACATTCATATAAGATAATATTTTATCTCTAACTTTTCCAGTAATTGTAGATTGATTATTCTCTTCTTCTTCATCAATCTTAATTGTAACTACAAGGTCTAGGGTTCTTACTAATCCGTCTACTATAACAACTTCGTCTGTTACCATCTTCTTTTTATTTATAGCCGAAAGTAGATTACTTTTAAATGTAGGAGTTGCTTTTCTTAATTGAAAGTCTGAGGCTTTTTCAAGAATATAAATATCAATTATATTTCCAGAAGCATATGCTTTTCTAGTGGCCGCTGTGGCCTTTCCTACTGTTCCCCAAGAGCTTATAAAGGAGTTTGAAAAAGAACTATAATCTTCTAAAGTAACAATCCTATCTTGTCTTCTAAAAGTTAGTGGAGCATACTTTTTTGCTCTTTCCACTGTTTCAGCGTTTGCTCCCCCAGTAGCTACTGAAGTATTTGTTAATGTAGATGTAATTCCTGTACCTGCATCAATGTCTAGTGTATTATTAATAGCGTTTCTAGAAATGTTGCCTCTTGAACCCCCACCAACTCTATAAGTAACAAAGTAAGTTGATCCTGGATTTGGAGAAACACCCGCTAGACCGTTTCCAAAAACGATGGTAGCACCATAGTTATCATCATAAACGACTTCATAAACTCTATCAGTAGATCCAGAAGCAAAAAATACATTTTCTACTTGAGTATATCCACCAGCAACATCAGTATTTGTAGAATCTATATAAACTTGAATACTTCCGTCTACGACTGGAAATTGGCTAAGTTGTATGGTTTTTTGTTCTTCAGTAGAATCAAAAGTTCCAGATTCCGTCGATAAAGCGCCTTCCTGTAAAGCTAAATCATTGTAAAAGGTTTCTCCTATATTTGTAGTGATCTGTAAATCAGCCGTAGTATTGTTTAAAGGGTCAATAAGACCATTAGTAACTTTATATAAAGTGAAGGATAAAGCTTCTCCGTCTTCTGGAGAAGTTGTAGAAACAACTCTAGTTGCTGCGGGTATTGTTATTGTCTTAGCCCCCGGTGCGGTGCTGAAGGTAATACCCGCATCAGCAGCGGACGAAAGAGGACCCCGCATTTTAACACCTATCAAGTCAAGAAGCTTTTTAACGCTAGATCTTTTTTTAGCTGTTTGTAAAATATTTTCATTAGCCAGCATATCCGCTTTCATTGACATAACCGAACCCATATAAGCAACAAGCTCTAAAAACATAATTCCTAAGTCTGATTCAATAAAGTACTCATACTCATTAGGGTATGCAGCTTTTGCGTAGTCAATTAGAGATTGCCTTAAACTAACAAAATCTGAGTTAGCAAAATTAATTAAATTAGCCTTCTTCCTTAAAGGAAGTTTAGCTAACTTCATAAAGTCTGATGATAAGGTTCCAGATAAGTTCATGATAATGTTACGGGTATATCAAATACTATTAAATCTTCAGCTAATAATTGCACTCTTAAAACAACCTTTATTGCTCCACCTTCAGCAGTTCCTTTATCCGCAGCGGGTCCTACGGAAAGGCTTAGTATTCTAGCTCCTTTTATATACCTATTAAAAGATGAATTTATTTCTGATCTAATTTGCAAAAATAAGGATTCGTCTATTGGTTGAAATAAAAAGCGCCTTAAACTACAACCAAAATTAGGCTGCATAACTCTTTCACCTTTTTCAGTTTTTAATAATTGAGTTATTGCTCCTTTAATTAGCTCTATTCCAGTTACTTTAGTAAAAAATCCTCCTTGAGTTTTATCTTTATGCAAAGGATAACCAAGGCCAAAGATTTCTCTTTTTTTAGATTGAGAGGACTTTTCAGAAAAAGAGGATGGTCTTAATCCAAATAAATTTTCTGTTAACTTTGTTGCCATTAGATTTTAATATTTTTGAAGAAGCCTTGTTGTGCTTTATAGTTATTTAAAACTTCATCATTATTTAGTGGTTTAGAATAAAACTTTAAACTTCCTATGTGGCCTCGAAGCCCGCTAATAATTCCTCCTCTATCTCCTCCCATGAAGTTTCCATTTAGATACATACCATCTGTCCATCCTCCACCAACAATCCAAGGAGTATAAAAGGGATTAGCCAGTGGACCTGTTTTTATAGTAGTAGGTCCATCTGTCGTTGAAGCGGTATATTCAAAACTGTTTGGTTTTATAAAAGTTGGTAGCTTAGGTGCGCTTCCTGGATCTTCGCCAAATACAGCAGTTATTGAAGAAGTAGTTAGTAAAGTTCCGTCTGCATAAAATCTTATTTCATTTTTTCTAGGTTCAACTGTAACATCAACTAATACAAATTGAGAAGATACATTTCCTATTAAATTATTAGACGAAAGATCAATTTTCATTTTATAGAAGGATTCTATATCATTACAATCATCATTATTAATCCAAGAAAGTGAAGAAGAGTCCCTTGAGATAGTTGGAGCCATAAAGAAGCTTAAAGAAGAAACGGGATCATTATCCGCGTTATCGTTACTGTATCCCGTATTCTCTTGAGTAATCCTTCTATCCCTAGTAAACCCACAGATCAACCCTTTAACAAAATTTGTTCCTTTTTTATTTTCTAAGAAATCTAGATCAGGAATCTCCCCCAAGTAGTTCACTGCGGATACTCCAGTAGTAACTCCAGTATTTTCACTAGCTAATAGAACCTTTGTGAGCGATGAAGTTGTTCCGCTTAACCATCCTAGTTCTGCGTCTGTTATATTTGGAACATGAACCCAGCACTCCATAGTAAATCCAGAGTTTTTATAAGCCAGATCTCTGAATTCAGGAGTATCAGGAAGGCGAACTACACTACCAAGAGCCGAAGCTCCTTGAGTAAATGTAGACTTGTTTTTTACAATACCTTCTAAGTAAGGAACAGCTAATCCTGAAAAGAATAGATTTTGCGGATTGGTTCCTATCAATTGTGCGTTATTATACATATTATCTGTAGCACAATTGGTTAAATTAAAATCAGTAGAAGATGGTAGTGTAGTTCTAGTATCTAAAAAGTTATAGATAGCAAATAGACTATCAGTTACGATCTGATCATTTAGAGATAGTACAGTAGCGTCAGTTTGTCCAGAAGGGCTATAAATAATACTACCCTTACCTATAGCAGGAACCGTAAGATGATTAAATCCGATTGATGCTGCTTTGGCTGCTGATTTGACAAACTTTGGGGTTATTGGAAGTACAATACCGTCTAACTCTGCATTGGAAAAAGCTAAAGCTTTTTGTTTTTCTAGATCAACAGAAAGATTGTATTTTTCTAAAACAGAGAAATCATTAATAGGAATTTTTCCTGGTTCAAAAATAGCATTTTCATCACCATAAAGCGTAGGAACTTTTACAATTACTTCTATTTGCTTTTTTCTTCTATTTATTTTATGATTATGATTAGCGATTTCTGAAATTATAACCTGTCTTTGATTTATTACAAAAGCAGAATCTTCTCCAAATTCAGATATAAAATCTAGTAATTCACCAGATAAATCATATGCGTGCTTATCTCTCTGTTGTTTTAATACAGAAAGAAAATGATCTTCGTCATAGTATGATTGCATACCTTGACTATCATCAATATCGTCTAAATCAAAAATATTATCAGTAAATTTATTTAAAGAATCAATAGACACTTGATCCCCTTTTCCACCTAAATTAGGATCATACTTATAGGTCCATAAGTCTCCAGGATCTATATTATTTTTTATACTTAAAAATACAGGATCCAGCCCTCCAGAAATACTATCGTAGTATAATCCATCAGAAGTTACTAAAAACTGCCCATCCCTACTTATCGGAGGTCCATATGTAAGCCTGAATATTTCTTCACCAGGAGCTTTCACTAATCCAGGATCTTCTACGGGACATCTTCTATAGCTAGTTCCCTCTAAAATTTCATCAAACTCGGCTGAATCAGGAAGACACGGCTCTAGCTCTGGATTAATTGCTCTTTCAGCTAGTATAGAGTTAATTACTCCAATTTGAAAATTAACATTATTTATAAACTCTAAGTTAGGTTCTACCTGATTCTTTACATAATCACTTATGTCCTCATCATTTATTCCTAATGATCTTAAAAGGTCTGGAGTGCCATAACCTTTATTAGCTTCAAAATTTCTTCCTATACTTTGAATACAATCAATAATACTTTCAACATCTTGAACAATATCAGAAATCTCATTATATACTGTCGCAATCGCTCCGAAGGCTGCTATTGCAGCTAAGATACCATTATCGGCTCCATAAGGTAACTTAAAAAAACCAGAATCATCTTCAGCTAATCCAAAGTAATCTAAAAGGTCTTGATAAAATTGAGAAATTGCTTCTTCAGCGCGTCTTTTCCCTTCTTGGAAACTTTTATTCATTAAAAGTAATGCATCCCCTGGAAGTAATGCCAAGGCATCTCTAGCAAGATTTAAAGCACAAGAAGGGACACCAAAAGAGGTTCCAAGAGCGCCTAGCGGGTCAGACCCGGTATTTCCGGTTATAGTTGCAAAAGCATCAAGATCAAAACTAGCCATGATTTAATAAGGGGTAAATAAGCCTGTTGGGCCATAAGGGTTTATGGGTAGCCCTGGAGAATTTGATACATCTGCTTCCTGGGCTAAATCTGAGTTTAAGTCAATAGTTTCTCCATCTATATTTACAGGACCACTCGATTTAAGATTTATTCCTAAACTTCCAGTTAAATTTAGTAGTCCTGTTGAAAAGATATCTACTGAATTATTTGATAAAAATGATATTTTTCCAGCAGTAATTTGAACTTCTGCTGCTTCAATGATCACTTTATTTGGACCTCCAGGAGTAGACGGACCTGATCTAATAACTATTTGATTATCTGGGGGAGACGGAATTGGAGAAATATCGGGAAGACATTCGATAAATACTTTACTTTTACCAGATCTTGTTAGAATATTAACACCATTAGTATTGCTTTGGATGTTAATATTACCTGATTTAAATCTATTTTGTGGTAGTGCGTTATAACCTGTTGAAGAGTTTACAAAATTGATCTCACAACCGTCTATTACATTAAACGCTGTAGTTCCATTTTTGTTTATAAATCTTTGAGAACCTATGGTTTCTAAAACACTGCCTTGTCTTGGTGCTGCAAAACTACTAGGAAATCCTGTTAAAGCGAAGTAACTTCCTTTGGCTGTATCTAAACTAATGGCGTCTTTAACATTAGTATCAGATAGAGTTATTTTTTTACCAGAGGGAGTGTAAAGCATAGTATGAATAGTATTGCCAACCTTACCTATTGTTTGAGATAACTCTAATCCACATCCTAAATCATTTTGGATAACTAAGTCTGAATCAAAACCATTACCTCCCTTTGTAGCCCCACCTCGATCTACTCCTATTGTAAAGGAAGAATTTCTAGCTTGATTTGGATTTGGTGAATCTCCTACCCAAGCATTAGCATCACAAGTTGCTAAGTAAATCCAAGTTTTTGATCCTTTTGGTTTACAAACAATAATGGTAGCTCCAGTTATAGGAACTGGAGCTTTTATTGTTCCTTTTCCTCTGGTATTGTAATACGAGGATAAGTAAACTTTTTTCTGCTCCTCATCCCCAAAAATCCTGGCTTTTACTGTTCCAGATCTCTCTACATCAAAATTATCTGTTACCGTTGCTAAACAAAGTTCCATAAAATTATCTCTTTCTTACTAATTCAAATTGTGACTCAAGATTACTTCCTGTCATTTTATGAGTATACCCTAGTATATAATAGTTTTTTGGTAACTGTAATAATCGAGATCTTCCTCCAGGAGGCTCGACTTCAAACTGTGCTTCTTTTCCAATTAAATAAAAAGAACCTAATCTAAAGGCGGGGGATTGTGTTGTTAACGAGATAGATAACTGTAAATCATTAAACTGGTTTATTAGCCTTGCTTGAAATTCCGTTTCACTAATTAATAGATTATCATCAAAAACACAAACTAAACTATTCAGATTCTTAGATTTTGATTTTATCTGTTCAAGTAATATATTAGCATACGCTTTAAGTATACTTTCTCTTTTTTTAAATTCTGTTCCCAGGGAAAGGTTAATAGTGAGGTTAGAAAGTTCATCTATAGTGTTATTAAAAAATTCATTAATTTTATCTATATCTCCTCTATAGTAATCATAAATAGGTTCTAATATTTTTATTAGTTCCTCCTCAGTATTAGCATAAGGTCCAATTCCTTCTGAAATAAGCTTTTGTATTTCTTGAGGAACTGTAATTCCTAAATATTGAACTTGATTTAATAGTTTTCCACTAATAGAGTCTAGGGCGTTTCTATAAGTTTCGTTTTCATTTATATTAAACTTAGAAATTTTATAATAATTATCTCTTCTACTTTTGTTTTGGGTTGTAAATATTGGAAAAAAATTAACATTACTAATAACAGATGCTTTGGTTTGTTTAAATTGATCTGAATTTATAATTTTATCATCAACTGGATGAAGAAGGCTCTCATTAGAGTATGCTGTAACACCACCAAGACCATATAAATAATTATTTATTAATCCTCGTTCACCAAATATTATTACATTTTCTTCTCCAGGGTCGTCATTATCAATTCCTAAAAGATCACTTCCAGCAAAGTCATCTCTTTTCATAAAATCGTTAAAAGCTGTATTAGTTTCAGTATACATTTTCCATTGAAAGTCTAATCCAGCTAATGAGTTTAATTTACCAAGAAAAGTTTTTAGTTTATCACCAAATTCACTGTATGTTATAATACCATCATCATCCTCATAGAGCGTATCATCTAAAACAAATTTATATCTTATAGATCTAAATTCGTTGTTTGCTTTATCATTAAAAGATACCTCCGTCTCATCTTCACCTATTAAATTTTTATAGTATCCCTTTAGTTTGTTAAGAGGTATATTTCGTTTAACTGGAATAGTTAAAGAAGGATTTACATTTTCTTGAGGCGGGGATATATTTACTTCTACAATATCGACACCTAGCTGTTCTGCAAAACTTCGTAAAACATAATATTGTTGTAAGGCTTTATCTGATGTGGAATAGAAAGCCTCATCCGCCTGAGCTTCTAGTAAAGCTAGAGTAAAAGGAGCATTTAGATCTACTGGAGCCTTTCGGTATCCATATACAGAGTTTTCATAATAGGATGTTATCTTGTCTAAACAAACTTTATTTATATTTGGTAATAAAACAATTACATTTTTATGTGTAGGTCCAGCTAGAGATCTAATATAACTCCTAAGTAAATCTTTTATGATTAGATGAAAATCTATATCCAATTCAGAAGTATAAGTCGCTAAATTTCCTAGTCTAGCCTTTGTTGGGTATACTTCTTCAGAGCTTCCAGGATTTACTTTGGGGTAAAGATTTATTAAGTTTGAAGATCCTTGTCTTTTTATTACTGTAGGTTTAATTGCGGCTGAATTTGTTAGTCTCCTAATAAAACCCCCATCACCCACTTCTTTTGCTATTGGAGTTAAAGAGATTGTATAATCTAAGTATTGATTTTCTGATGCTTTAACATTAACTGAGTGTACAGTACATTTATGAGGACCTGATATGTCATTTTTATAATCATTATAAGAAGACCTAGAAGAGTATAAAACATATAGATAAGGAGTGTTATAAGATTTTGTTTTATCAAATAAAGGAAGACCTTCTCCACCTAATGCATCTAATTCTTGTTTATATTTTCTATAAGCCTCTTTACTATGTCCTTGTATTAAAAACTTTTCTAAAGGAAAGGCTATCTGACTTTCGTTTAAAACTAATTCAATTTGATTTGCCGATTCTCCACTTTCAGAAACTCCGTGCGTGTGTGTAAAAGAAATAAATTTTTTATTTAATCCAGGTAGTTTTAGATTAAATCCATTTAAAATTAGAAAATCTTCAGGATTTTGCTTTTCTAAAAAGTTATTAAACTCTGCTTCTGAACTAAAAACTCCATTAGCTAGATTATTAATAATTTTTTCATTATAAGTTATTACTAACATTATATTTTTGGAATTAAAATTTTATCTCCTACATTAAAGCCCTCAAAAGGGTCAGTGATATTATTAATTTTCATCAACAACCACCACTTGTCTGGAGTGTCATAAAACAGATTGGAGATTAAATCTGGTCTATGCTCGTAGCCTATTGGAACAAATCCAACTGTATAGCTTAGGTTATTTTCAAAAGTTTCTGTAAACTCATCTGCTTTTTTAGAACCAAAAGTAGTTTTAATTTTAGCAGTTTTATGTTCTACAATTTCATATCCCAAAGAGTATTGAGAAACTAGATTTTTAATTAGATCTTCCATTACACTATTCTAAAATAATATTTGTTTGTGGAGAAATGTCTAGAGAGAAGGGTTTATTTATTACAGAACTCCATCCGTTTACTGCATCACCAACAATACTATAAACAGCATCAAATTGCTCTAATAAAGAAGCGTCGTTATTTTCATTTTTTTGATCTTCTATATAATCCCTAGCCTCAACTAAAGATATATCTACCTTTATGTGATGAGGTAATAAAGAACCTAACTCGTATGGAGTATCTTCTTGTATTTTTATATCATAGTTTATACATAAGCACGGTACATTCTGATATAAAACTCCATAATTTAAAAAAATTATAGGAGGGAGCCCTGTTTGTCCTTCTTTATTTAAAACTCCACTTCTAAATAAATTTATCATGTATATGAAAGCATCTAATTGTTTATATATAGCTTGATTTTCTAGGTCATCTTCTTCAAATTGTAGTTGAGATATTTTAGAAAGAATTACTTCCTCCGTGTATAGTTTTTTTGTAGAAATTGGTTTATTGCTATATGAGTCTAAAAACCCAGCAGGTAATAAAGGAGTAAAGGGATCTCCAAATGTAGGAAATACAGGATCTTTTCTCTTATATCTTAGATTAGAATAATAGCTATAAGTGTCCATGTAAGAGTTAAAGACTATCTCATTTTTTAAATACTTTTGTCTTAAATTTTTTGAATATGGAACTGGATTATCGTTTACACTCGTTTCTATAGAAAATTTTAGCTTATCAATGGTTTTCTTTTCTTCATTAGTTTCTGTATTTTGATAACTAAAAATTGAATTTGATTCTATAAAATGATTTAGATTTAAAGTAAAGCTTAAATCAATTTTTTTACTATCAGTTCTTACATAATTATAAGTTGGTTCTACCTGATTAGCTCCAGTCTTTATATCATATGAGGGTTTTCTAGACTCAGAAATATTAATATTAGAGTAGAAGGGTACTTTTCTAATTACAGGATCGTTACTTCCCAAAAAAACATAGTTTAAAAAACATCTTTCAGGAAACAGTCTATCAGTTATAGGAGAATTAGTCATTAGAATATAAATCCTTGGGCTCTAAGTTTAGATCTTAATAAATTGTCTTGTAATATACCCTTTGTGTCTATTGATTCACTAAGAGCTTGTATAACTACCTGTAGATTAGCTTCATTAACTGATATTAATTGTTGCAAAGTATCAATTGTTTCTTTATTTAATTCTTTTAAAACATTTTTAGTAAAAACCCCGGTGTTCACGCCGCGGGTGGTGGCAACAGTTGCCGTAACTCTACCTTCCTCAAAAGCATTAATTAAACTAAGCATACTTTGTGAAGCTTTTGAAGCTTCTAAAATTGTAGCCTCTGCTTGTATCCCTGCTGATTCTATTGCTAATTTTGCCTTTTTACTAGAAGCCTCATCCTTAGCAATACTTGCCACTTCTCCTGTGTTTTTATCAATGCCTTGTAACGAGGAGTTAATATCAGTTAAAGTATTTTTTAAACTAAGATCAGGACCTCCAAGTAATCCTGAAAATAAATTAGCTATTCCAGTAAATGTTGCGGAAAGTACATCAGCAACAAAAGTAATTGCAGGCATTAAAAAATCTAAAATATTAAATATTAAAACTCCTACAGCCCTTCCTATTGAAAATAATACCTCACCAAAAGCCATTACAGCATCAATCACTGGTTTTAATCTTACTTTAAAACCCTCCAATCCTCCAGTAGTAGACTCAATTGAACTCTTAATTCCTTCAAAAACTCCAACTAAGATACCAGCAATTATAGCTATTTTTGCAAGAGGAATAAGAAAAACTTTAAATCCTGAAGTAATAGCAGGTATTATTGAGCTAAAAGGTTTTAATATATTTCCTATTGGGCTTTGTGACAACCGCCCAACCCTAACTCTTGCAATCCTTCCAGCCCTAGTTCCACGGGCACTAGCAACTACGCTTGCTGAGGCTTGATTTAACGCAATTGAAAAAGTTCGTATGGCAATTATAGAAGCTCCAACAGAACCAACTAGCAAAGCAATAGACTCTAAAGGTGAAGAGAATAAAGTTTTTAATACAGCAGAATTTGAGGATAGAGCATCTTGAAACTTGTTTATACCTAGTTCAATTAGAGTAATTAATGAATTTATAAGATCTTGATTATTTAGTACTAAATTAAAGAAAGATTCTCTCACAGGATCAAAGACTTTTAGTAGTCTTTGATTAATATCATAAAAAACTTGTTGTTGTTTTGTATTTTCTAAAATAGCTTGGTCGTATTTTTTAAATAATGCAACAACTGACCCTCCCAGATCGGAGAATAAAGCTTTAGAAGCAGCACCTACAGCAGTTATGTCTTTTCCATAAGTAGCTTGAAATTCTGATACTCTTTGACCTGCAATACGAATCGCTTCTAATTGTAGAGCTTTTTGTTCTTCCGCTGTAACCGCAAAAGATATTTGTTGTCTAATAGAAGCTAATCCTAAATTATTAATTACAGATAAATTTTCAGATCCTGCACTGTAAAGTATGCCTAAAAATTTATTTACTTCTTTTTGTAACCCAGGACCAAAAGCTCCTTGAACTTGAGCCGCAGCTTCAACTACAGGTTCAGCAAGGTTAGTTATATTAAGAATATCCTTATTAGCGTTAATAAACTCAGATAAGGACTGTACCAAGAACTCTGTGCTTACTTGATACTGTTTTGAAGTAGAATCTAAAATTCCAGCTAGATCATTAGAAGAATCGCTATTGAATCCTAATTGTTTTTCTAGAGTTTGAAATAACTCAATCGTCTTCTTATAATCTTGATTTGTTACTTTTTGAAATTCTGCTAACTTAAGAACTCCTGTAGAATTTAAACTTACTCCTTTAGATAAGGCTTCAAAGGCAACAGATAATCTTTGTGTAATAGTTCCATCTAATTTTTTTATGGCTCCACCAAGATCTGAAGAACCTAAACTAAAAGTTCTTCCTAAAGCTGCTGAAACCTTTTGACTATCAGAAACAGCATCTATACTATCCTGAAGAATATCAGTAGCTTTGTAAACTGCTGCGGTTAGTGCAGCTAATTCTGCTGGTATTTCTGCCATAATTATTTTTTAGATATCTTATAAAGGGGACCTATCACATAAGGTTTTCCTAAAATAAAAGTTTTATAGTCTTCATCTCGAAGTTGTCTATTTTTATATAGAGCGATTAACGAATCTGGGGTATAAGTACGAGCACTAGAAAC